ATGAACTTTTCAGACGACTTGAGTTCATGTTTGAGTTCTTGGAAGTTACCCCAAAATTCCGTGGAAATCTGGTGAATGAGGATGTATGCATCCTTACCCATTCGTTTATCGGAGCCACCAAGTAGGACAAATGTTGCCGCACTACAGCACGATCCCTGTGCGATGGTGATGACCTTCACACGGGAACTTTCCAAAACATTCATCATGTTGAAGCCTGAAAATATGTCACCACCTTCACTCATGATGTGGACGCGGATCTCTGGTTCGTATCCGATAAGTTCAGCCTTTTTTTTGAGAAGTTCTATTTCGAGTTTCTTGAAGTTCTCAACGAAATCCATAGCATTATCTCGGTCAATAGTCCCATAAAAGAGAATCTCGTTTCCCACAACCCGCACACATTCTTCGGCTTCAGTATCAGTTTCATCCTCATTCGTATGCATTCTTCAATAACTTCTTTATTCTTGTTACGTCTTTTGATTTTAAGCTATTTCCAACAGCGAGATGATTAATAACATCGAAGTCTTGTGGGGTGATATTATAGGATAGTAGGGGTTCTATGATCCCATTTTCCGCATATTTCTTCAATAGACATAATTCTTCAACTCCTAAACCACTCACACTTTTTTTTGAAATCTGGGTAGCCTTATGTTTTCTCATTTTATAGTTTCCAAGTTTTGTCCAACAACTCCCGGGTCTAATACAATTTTTATTAAGCGGCTTACCTAAACATTTTTTGGGAAACGTCAAAGCATGCATAACAAAGTATGGCATTAGATTCCAATCACCATTTTTATAAATATAGCTGTCCACTATATCAGCATTCGAAAAAGAACACGAAGCCTCTACCACATCAACACCTAAAGAATCCAGATAATTCTCTTGGAAAATATCCCAAATATGTCCATGTTCAGTTATACTGTCGCGTATTTCAATTGGATTGGGATCGGATAATACTTCAGCTATAAATTCCTTGGGTGTTTGGAATATATCCATTTCATCGTAGCCATCTATATATGTAAAAAAATTTCGAATATTTCCATTACATCTATGAGCTGCGGTGATCGCTCGTGCATCGCGGGCGGTGACTCTGTCACAGAGTTTTAATAATACTTCTGGTTTATGTTTTGGTACAAAAATAGTTTCAAAATTTGGATACATACACATGTTTGTCGATACAACTATCAGAGATCCGTGGGTCAGTGGAGTTCCATCGGAAACTTGCTGAACAATTGGTTTGAAAACCGCATCATAATCTTCTATGTAAACATGTTTGGATGAAGACTTTATAAATGATAGAAAGTAAGATTTACTTTTCAAATGTTCAGCGTGTAGTTCCACATGCACTGTGTCTTGTAAAGCTTCTCGTAAAATATACGATTTACCAACTCCAGAAGATCCACATATAAAAATATTTTTACATTCTTTTATATACCTACGAACAAGTTCAATTTGTTTTGTATGAATTGATGTGAGAGTTTCATCTTTTTTTTGTGGTACTATTTTAATGAAGGAATCCATTGATGAACTTACTAATGAGGCAATAGATTTGGTGCTCCAGAATGACGCACTACATAAACGTATCGTAGAACCTTTAAAAAGAAAAATTTTACCATATGTTGCTTGTAGTGTTACTGTAAATGTAACGATGTTAATTATTCTTGTCTACCTTGCTCGACGTCTGTCTCTTCTTCAGGTTCCCCTTCAATAGATTCTTCCTCCTCTTCATCATCACCTAAAGAGGGTCCAAAGAACCCTTCGGGTGGTGGTTCATCTTTTTTTGAAAGGAACTTGCCTATTTTTTCAAGGGGTGTTCCCGCAGTCATAGCTTCAATTGGATCAATGGTTCTAGGGAGAGTTAAAAGTGGTATTGATCTAACATCTAGAATTTCTGGTTTAGTGAATACGTTGTCAAGTGGATATTCATCCTCGAAAAGTTTCAGCACAGATTTGGGAACGGAGGGTGATTGCTCTAACAAACGATCATATTCTGTCTTACATTCACCTACGAAATCTAAACCCTCTTTGCTACGCTCTCCTCTGTCTAGGGCTAACATAAGACGAATATTCCTAGAAAGCATACCGAAAGCTAATGCAGCCGTTCTATGATTTTCCATGAGTTCATTAATCTTAAGGAACTGTGATATTGTTGCGATAAGACCTGCAGTTAGATTTAAACCACCAATTATAGATGGAGCAAATGATTGAACGTTTTCGGGGAATGTACCTTGGGCAAAGTTCGCAGTCCCTGTTATTGTAGACAGTACAATAACCGGTAAAGTAAAACGTATGCTGGAACGTCTATAAATAAAAAAAGCGCGGTGGTGCATATACCTGTAACACGCGGATGCTTCACCCCATTGTTTGAGGATATTTTCGTGACCGTCTGTCCATGATAGACGCATCTCTTCACGAGAAATCTTTTTTTCTTCGGTCATTATATAATAGATGAATATAATTTTTTTGATTCATCTATTTTTTTTAATTTGTGTATTGGTAATTCCATTTTCAAACGATAGAAAAAAGTTGGAATTTTATTCGATATTGATTCCTTTTATATTCTACCATTGGTCTATAAATGACGATACGTGTGCCCTCACCCAGGCTGAAATATATTTTACCGGGAAAGAAAAAGAAGAAACTTTTATGCATCGTGTAGTTAGTCCAATTTATAAGATGGAAGAAAATGACATAAATACCTTGACAAAGACTGTATTCTTTACTCTGTGGTCATTTGTTCAATATAGATTAGGTCATTTTGATGGAATTATTAAAGAAGTCAAAGATCTATCGAAAAAATGAACACCACTTTTAAACTTCTATCCACGGGAGAAACGAAATCGATCAAAAAAGTGAACACTTGTCTTAAAATTGTAATACAAAAGCATACAGTACGCGTCTGCTATATCATGCTTCCTCTCGTATGGAATCGTATCTAAATCTATATACTTTCCCATCTTCACAAGAACGCGCTCCTTCCGCTCCTCGTAGTTTAAATGACCCATCCCAAAGTGTGCGTGTATTGTCAAAGGTGAAATCAATAGAACCTTATCTTTGAACATATAGTGTAGCAAAATCTCGATATTCGTAAAGCCTTGGGGTGGTTGTCTCTCTATAAGGATTCTCTCAGCCTTGTCAAACACCTCTCTGTGGTCATCCACAAATAAAGGAACCAAGTCAACAAAGTCATTACTGTAAATGTATTTGTAGTCTTCCAAACTTACCTTTTTCATGTACTCAACTTCTATCACCGGTCCATTCCCACACTCAGCGAGGACGAGACCCATATTGTGGAATCCTATATCTATGGCCAGGACCTTCATAGCTTTAAGTCAAAGATTTTCTTTAATAATAGTATATGAAGAATAAGACAAAGATTCAGATACTATCAGTGTTGATAATTTTACTTATTTTTGGACTCATTCACGTAATACAAAATCCCCAAATTGTTAAAGTTCCAACCCCAGCCCCACCCCCACCAATGATCCGGGTCCCCCCTAGACAGACATTCGAACAAAGGCGTGAACCGGAGTTCAGGGGTCCCCCAATCAAGGAATACAAACCTGGACGCATGCAGCAGATGGGATTACTCACCGGACCAGGTGATGAGACCCTCCCCCTTTACGGCAAGGAGGTTCGTGGTCGCCGTGATAGGTACCACTACTACACGACCACGGGTGGTGAAAACCTGTACCCAGTCCCAGTGAGTCACAATGCTAGGGACTGTATGGATGACATTGGATGCCAGGAGCTCTATGGAAATGAATCAGTCTCAGTGACTGGTAAGACTGGTTCATTTGGGGTTAATATGTACAGAACTGACAACTTTTTCTAATCTATCGAGTCTCGGTTTTTCACGATTTATAAACACTAAGACTTCGATTGGGTCTCTCGACAACTCAACAGAACCATGTGTATTTAATGGGTGCACATATTGAACACGAATCAAATCTACTGTAACATGTTTCTGACCCGAAGCCTGACTATAGTGAACAGCCAACGCAGCCGCATCCTTCTTAGTTTCTTTTGGTAAGAAATCTCCATCATAAGAAACTACGACATGTGAACCTGGCCACCCCTTGACATGAAGCCACCAATTCGCCACATGACTCGACTCAGTGAGTTCATAATTCTCCTTGGCATTTGTACCAACTCTAATAGTAATTCCATCCAGGGATTCATATGTCTTCATATGTGAATATATTCTGTAATCTTTATATAAAATGCACGTCATCCTGAGACCCAGTCCCTCGGTCACCCACAGGTACAGAGTAACTTTGCCATGTAAAAGATCGATAGATTTTGGTAAAAATGGGGTTGA